GGACCTACAGGCGCCACAGGCGCCACAGGTGCAACTGGTGCAACCGGAGCACCTGGTGCAACTGGTGCAACCGGAGCGACAGGTCCCACAGGACCTACAGGTCCTACAGGACCTACAGGCGCAACCGGCGCAACCGGCGCAACCGGCGCAACCGGCGCACAAGGTATTCAAGGTATTCAAGGTACAACAGGTGCGACCGGAGCAGTAGGTGCGACTGGCGCAACTGGACCTACAGGTCCCACAGGACCTACAGGCGCAACCGGTGCAGCTGGAACTAACGGAACTAACGGAATTGATGGTGCCACAGGAGCAACAGGTGCCACAGGAGCTACTGGACCTACAGGCGCCACAGGCGCCACAGGTGCAACTGGTGCAACCGGAGCACCTGGTGCAACTGGTGCAACCGGAGCAGCCAATTCATCAAGATTAAATTTGATTTCAGGTTTGTATCATTCTAGTTTTGATTCGCTTGCAAATACAACTGCAACTATTGCGGCAAACATTACTCATTACACACCTTTTTATGTACCCGCAACTACCACTTTTGATCGTATTGCACTACGAACCGCAGCTCTTGTTGGTAGTGGTGTTGTGAGATTAGGCATCTATAACAATTCATCAAGTGATCGACCTAATACAGTCAATACCGATGCTGGAACGGTTTCAGTGACAGCAGGAACTGCTGATTTTGAAATAACTATCAGCAAGCAATTAACCCCTGGTTGGTATTGGTTGGCATTTAATTCAACTACTGCCGCCAGTACAAATACATTTGTTTGTTATTCAGTAAGTAACGCAACGGGAAGTTTTCTAGGTGGTCAAACAAGTTTAAACGCCAACAATGCAAAAGGTTTTAGTGAATCTGTAAATGCAAGTAGTGGTTTTGCCACTGCTGGAACAATAAGTGCGTTGAACCAACCAATGAAAGTATGGTTAAGAGCCCAATGACAGTTAAACGAATCACCTATGGAGTTGGTGGTTATGACCCATCAAAGCCAAATGACAACGTTGTTGAAATAACCGACATCCCAGATGAGGAGCAAAAATGAAGCACCCAATAGTCCTAGCAGTTGGAGCATTTCTAGCAGCGTGGTCCGCAACTAACTTCACACTCGACTACCGAGCAATCCTATTCGCAGTCCTTTCAGGAGTGTTTGGATATGCAACACCGAAAAGGTAATGACTGCGATGGACATGGCGGCTCTTGCTGTTGCTGCTACGACCGTTATTGGTTCATTTATTGGCTCAGTCAAGTGGTTAGTAAAGCATTACCTAGCAGAGCTAAAGCCCAATGGTGGAAGCTCGATGAATGACAGAATTAGCAGACTTGAAGAGCGTGTCGAAACTGTAATCCGTCTCCTAGAGAGGTAACAATTATCTCATGGCAAAAAAGAAGATTATCGATCTAGATACCTACAGCGCACTCGATGCATGGGCTATCAGCTTGCAGGAGATGTATCGCGCATTGCGCAGAGCAGGTTTCGAAGTTGATTTAGCCTTGGCAGTTATTGTCGAACCTTCTGCTTATCCTGGTTGGATTTTGCCTACTCCAGTCGATCCAGAGAAGTTCGGCGATTACGAAGATGAGGATGATGACTAAACAACGCTATCTGGTGATCTCGGATTGCCAAATCCCCCATCATCATGAGCAAGCAGTTAAGAATCTGATCAAGTTAGTAAATCGAGAGAAGTTTGATCTCGTACTCAATACAGGCGATGAGCTTGATATGCAATCCCAGTCAAAGTGGGCTAAAGGCACACATCTAGAATATGAGGGTCAATTAGATGCCGATCGAAGTTTGGCTCAAAACATCCTTTGGGATCTCAAGACAACCGACATTACAAGATCCAACCATACCGATCGTTTGTACCACACTCTCGTTAGAGGAGCTCCTAGTCTCATCGGACTTCCAGAACTCGAATACTCCCGCTTTATGGATTTCGCAAACTTGGGGATACGTTTTCATAAGAAGCCATTTGAGTTCCATAGAGGCTGGGTCCTAGTCCATGGCGATGAAGGATCGATGAATCAAAATGCCGGGCTTACAGCTCTTGGCTTGGCTAAAAAGTTTGGCAAATCTGTAGTCTGTGGACATACGCACAGGGCGGGCATATCAGCATATACAGAGGGTCTAGGAGCCTCATACAGGACTTTGTGGGGGCTCGAAGCGGGAAACATCATGGATAAGAAAAAAGCGTCTTATCTCAAGGCTGGAGCCGCTAATTGGCAGATGAGCGTGGCAGTCATAGAGACACATGGAAACCATGTCAGTCCAATGCTTGTGCCTATCAATAAAGATGGATCATTCACATTGTATGGAAAGTTGTACCAGTAAATCGTTATCGTTTCGTTATCTAAATATCCCAGATAAATTTGATCTAGAAGTCACACTAATCCCAACAGCAAAGATATTGCTGAAAAGGGAGCAAAATGACAATTCAAGAAAAGGCACTAGCTCTGTGTTTCATAGGGCTTATATTCTCAATGACACTCATAGCCATAGATGCTTATAGAACTGGACATGAGCGCGGACTTCGGGAAGGATGGCATCGAGGTCGAGCCGTCAATCGTCAGGAGTTTTGGGAAGAATGAAAGCAAATGAAATCTTACTTACAGCCACAGACACAATTCGGGATCGTGGTCTTACATACGGTCATCCTGCGGATAATTTGCAGCACACAGCAATGCTCCTCAGCGCATACCTACAAACACCAATACACGATTATCAAGTTGCAGGAATCATGGTGCTTGTCAAACTTGCCAGAACAAACGAATCTGCACAGCAAATAGATACATGGGTGGACATGGCATCATATGCCGCATTGGGCGGTCAATTAGCAACTGAGGAGAATGAGCTTTATGTTTAATCTAGCCGATTATGAAACCGTGGAGGTGAGACTTGAAAAGTTTATTAAGGATTATCCAGATTTTCGCATTGCAACTGAGTTGGAAGTTTGCGACAAAGATAGATATGTTGTTAAGGCTTATCTTTACAAAACTGCTGCCGATGTCATTGCATGGACGACCGGGTACGCGGAGGAGAGAGTTACTGATCGAGGTGTTAATTCGACTTCAGCATTGGAGAATTGCGAGACTTCGGCGATCGGCAGAGCTCTTGCAAATGCAGGTTATGCAGCTAAAAACAAACGACCCAGCAGAGAAGAAATGTCAAAAGTGGTGGCATTTAAATCACCTAAGTCACAGGTAGCAGAGATCAAAGTAAATGATCAGGATTACTGGACCACTCCGGTGAATGAATACATGAAGGTAGTAGATGCTCCAGTTACCCTGGACAAAGCAATGGAGACTGTTGCAGCTGGAATGGGAACAGATGAAGCACAAGAATCACCATCATGCAAGCATGGACATATGCAATGGCGCGAGGGTCAAAAGAATGGCAAGGCATGGGGCGGATTTATGTGCAGCCATGTAAGCCATCAGGGTGGCGAACCTAAGTGTCCTGCTATCTGGTATGTAATCGGTAATGACGGCAAATGGAAACCACAGAAAGGGAGAGTATAATGGGTCATGTAGGAATCAAGATCAATGGAGAATGGCTGGACCTGATGTCAGCCTTCATTCCATGTCAGTTGTGCAATGAGCCAGTTCAGATAAGAGATTTAGAGAATATCGCATCTGATTCTGTCAATGGTGTCGTTACATGGCAATGCGCCAAGTGCAGCGCGGTCAATGGCTAATAGCAGGCGCACAAGAGGTTTTCGCACAGAGCGCGTAGTAGCTGAGTACCTATCGACTTGGTGGCACGGCGCATGTGTGGGAAGGGGTAGTGGCAAAGATATTGTTAATGTGCCTTTTGATGTTGAGGTCAAAGCGCGGTCTGGCTTTCAACCATTGGCATATCTCAAACAATTAAAGGTTCGGACATCTATTTCGGGGGAATTGGGATTCGGAGTCATACGGCTAAACGGACAAGGAGAAGATGCAGCGGAGTATGCCTGCATTATCCGACTAGCTGATCTATTGCCACTACTCATATTGAAATACGGTCACTTAGACAATCAACCCACAGAGGCAGACATTGACCGGTGTTCTGGATGTGGGTCTTACATGATCAGGAGATGCTTAACATGCCAGCCTACAACTACCGATGCACAACCTGCAATCTATCTCAAGAGATCAATCATGGATTCGACGATAGACGAATAGTGCCATGTCAGTTATGTAATGCTCCTATGGTCAAAGGCTTTAGTGCCACAGCTGTGCACTTTAAGGGCAAAGGGTTCTATAAAACAGACAAATAGTTATCCACAGAAGTTATCCACAGGGCAATAGATTGGAGTCTCAATGAAGCGACACGCCGCTCTGACCAGCACTTTTATAAATGGATTTGACAAGGGCAGTATGCTAAGCACGCAGAGCCTCTCAAAGGCTCACACCGCGCCGATGAAGCGGATAGCGCGGGGGGTGCTGCTAGCATTTGGGATATCTCTATTCTCAATGCAGAATGCAGGCTCTACAAGCGTTAAAGAATACATAAGCTACAAAGAGTATTCGTTATATTTATTAGACTTTAATTATGAGCAATTTAATTGTTTAGACAAGCTCTATACAAAAGAATCTAATTGGAGACCAGAAGCTAAGAATGGTTCTCATAATGGAATACCTCAAGGCAAAAGCACTTATGTAGCAACACTTAATGGCTATGAGCAAGTACAATGGGGATTGAATTACATAGGTCATAGATATGGTGAGCCTTGCATAGCGTTAGCTCATTGGCAAAGGTACGGATGGCATTGAAGAAGTCAGCACTATCTAATGGATCAAGCTCTCAATGGAGAAAGATAAGAGACCGCATTTTAAGGCGCGATCAACGGACATGCCAAAGGTGTGGACTTGAAGGTGATACTGTGGACCACATCATTCCACGCAAGTTAGGTGGTAGTGATGAGGATAGTAATTTGCAAGTGTTATGCAGAACATGCAATTACAGTAAGGGGGGCAGGTTTTTTGAGAGTGTTAGGACAC